TAGTCCAGCCGTCATTGAGGCGATCAGTCGGCGGCGGCGGTACAGGTCAATCACGTCCGACGTTAGGCGGCGCAGATGTACGCTGGTCGCCTCGACCTGCTCAAGGTTGGCGATGTCCACGGCAGACGGTTTCGCCTCGCCGTCTAGGCCAGCAATCGCGCGGTAGATGCCAGCAGCGTCAGGATGCGTGCCTTCGGTGACGCATACCGTGCCAGCGCGCCAACACGCACGGGCCACGGGGTCCGTGAAGTGATCAGGCGTGATGCCCTCGCCTGCTGCGTGAGCGAAGCCCTGCGGTCCTGCGACGATGCAGGCCGACACGAGCCGTTGCTCGATGGTTGGATTGTGGCCGGGAGTGGTCATGACAGGTCAAGGACGCGCGTGCGGATCTCGGTTTGCGCTGAGTTGCCACGGATCCACGTCGCGGGGTCGTCGTGGTAGGAGCCGCGATTGAACCACGTTGCGGGATGCGGAATGAACTTGCGGTCGTCGTCCGACCAGCGGGCGGTTGCGTAGGCGTAGGCTTTGACCTTGGCGAGCAGTTCGGCGGCTGACAGTTGCTTCTGGGCCTTGGCAATCGCTTTCAAGGCCGCGTCGCGGCCGACCTTGCGCGGGTACGCCTCGTAAATCGTGAGCGTGTCGCTGGGGACTATAGGGGTATTACTTGGAGACGGAGACGGAGACGGAGGGTTGACGCTGGGTTGAACCGCGGTTGAACCGTTGTTTAAACCGTGGTTGAGCCGTGGTTCACGTCTGGATTCTGCAGACAGGCGACCCTTTTCCGACTGTGACGCCCGGTAACGAGCCTGTTTTTCACGCTCCCGTTCCAGCCGCTCGTTCTTCAGCGTGCCGTCTTCTTGCAGCTTGAACTTTGCTAAGACGTGAGCCGAGACCGAACCCTTGGCCAACAGCTGTTGACGCTCCGGTTCAACCGGGGCTGAACCGCGGTTCCATTGGTGGCATAGGAGAAGGACATACGCACCGACCTCGGCTTGCGTCATGTCAGCGACGCCAGCCAAAAAGTCATCCGCGTAAAACTGGAATGCAGGAGGTTTCATGACCAAAAAAGACCCGCCAACGCGAAGGGTGAGAAATTGGCGCCAGATGGCCAGTTCCTCCGCGCGGGCGGGCAAAGTGTGATGGTGTTGGTCATATCTGGCTTGGGCTTTCTCACGGCCCGTTGCTCAACGTTTAGCGCGACTCGTTCAGCTGTCCAGCATGCAGACCAGTCGGTAAAAGGAGTGAACCTTCCCGCTGCGCCGCACACTCTCCTGCTCGATGACGTACCCAGCCTTGCGCAGATCAGCCACGCGCGAGTGTACCGCATACGCACCAGAGCAGGCGACGAGGTCTGGCAGGCTGACCCACTCGCCCACGGCCTGGCACAGGCGCGTTAGGATGCGGTCGTTCTGGGTCAGACCAGCGCCGGATGATTCAAAGGTGGTCTGGTTCATGGCGTTTCAAGTTGGTTCATTAGCGTTCTGAATGCTCGTTCAGCGGTGGCAGGGACGACTCCGTTTCCGAGGAGCCTGAGTTCATCAGTTCGATTGTCACAGGTGACGCACAGCTCGGCATAGTCCAGCCTACGGGAAGGCCCATGAGCGTCTCCACCCATCGCGGGTTCAGCTTGCCTCCGCCAGTCACGCTCGCCCCCGCTTGCTCCTCGATATTGCCTCGGCCTCTGTCGTAGGTGAAGTTGTTGCCCCTCGCCATGCCGGTTCTCGGTGTTGCCCACGACTCTGGGCGGCTCCCATTCGTGCTGGGGTTGGCCGGGGCGGCTGGGCCAGCGCGATGCACCGCAGTCCCTAAATTGGGCGCGACTCGATTGCCCTGCGAAGCGCCGGAATCCTTCCAGTCCCGCGCATTTGCTGTGGGCCAGGATGAAGACCCGCTTGCGCTGGTGAGGCGCGCCGACTTCAGACGCGCTAAATATTCCCCACGTCGTTTCGTAACCAATGCTTGCCAGTTCTTCAACGACTTCTCGGAGTCCAAGGCTGATGTGTCCTTCGACGTTTTCAAAGAAGCAGACTCCAGGGCGCATGAGTCGAATTCCATCTGCGATCCACGGCCAGAGGTGCCTTGGGTCGTCTTTGCCTCTGCGTTTTCCGGCGGCGCTGAATGGCTGGCAGGGATAACCGCCAGAGAGGATGTCCACGCGGTCACGAAATCCTGACCAAGGGAATGTTTTAAGATCCGTCCAGACAGGTGCTGGGTCCAGCTGTCCCGCTTCCATTTTTGCGACCAAGTTCGCGACGGCAAAACCTTCGATCTCGCTAAAAGCGACTGTGCGCAGATTTGGGATTGCTCGCTTAAGTCCGAGATCAATGCCTCCGTAGCCGGCACAAAGGGAGACGTGTGTAATTGCTTGGGTAGTATCCATGTCATCGCTGCTCCTCCGTCGTCGGCTTCTGCCCCGTCCTCGCCCAGTCATAGCAAAGCAGGTAGCCGTGGGCGTCGACGATGTTGTCCGGCTTCGGGCGGTGCATTTCGCGGGCGAGCTTGAGTCCGACCATCATGATGATCGCCTCGCTGGGCGTGATGTCGCGGCGCAGAATGGGGTTGAGCAGGCCAGACCAGATCTTAGCGACCTTGGCGTAATCGTCGGCGGGATCACCGTATGTTTCGTTGCGGTCGCCTAGGACGAGTTGGGCGGCTTTGTGTGCGTTGTTCACGGCGCGGCTCCTTCCGTGCGCGGCTCGTCAATGGCCAGCCCGTCAACGTCCACAGCCTGAGCCAGTGCAGCCCCGGCCATCCGTGCGCCTTTCAGCTTGGCCCCGGTCAGATTAGCCCTGCGCAGATCAGCCCAGCGCAGGTCCGCCGACTCAAGGTCGCAGTTGGTCAGGTTGGCTCCGAACAGATTAGCCTCGTTCAGTTGTGCGCCCTGTAAGTTGGAGCCGCTCAGATCGCAGCGGTCGAGGATGGCCTCGCGCAGATCGGCCCAGGCCAAATCGTGATTAGTCAGCGAGCCGCCTGCGAAGTCCAGCCGCTTGCCGGACGGATCGCCACCGAGCCACTTGGAGTGGAGCGCGAGGGCTTCTTTCAGTTCGTCGTCGAGTCGATAGATAGGTGTGTTCATTGGTTTTCCTCCTGTGCCAGCCACCAGATCAGAACAGCCACGGCAGCGGCGAGGCCGATGCGGAGCCAGTCGGTGGAGGTCATGGCTTCTCTCCTTTCCATTTCGTGGGGTCCGCCATCGTGGCCTCGGTGAGGTCGAGCCGCATCAGATCCTTGCGGAGCGATTCAACCCGCCCAAGCGTAGCAACGCCGAGCGTTTTCCACCCCCACCAGCGTCGCTCTTGCAGCGCAAAATACTCGAAGTCGCGCCATTTGTGGATGCCATGAAACTTGATTCGGTATTTCACGTCGCACCCCTTTCCCGCTGAGCCTCGGCCTGTATCGCGTGCTCCAAGATGAGCAGCGCATCACAGTTCGCCAGCGTCACATTGTGGCTGGGATAAAGCCGCTTGGCAATGTCGCGCAGTGCGCGCTTCCGTTCTGGTCCCTTCAGCGTTGAGCCAAGGCCGATCGTCTTCTGCCACGTCTGCGGCCTGACCAGCACAGTGCGGATCCGCAGCGCCTCAAGTGCGCCGAGTGCGCGACCGTAGCTCGTGCCGAATTTGAACATGGCTGAACCGGGCTGCGGCTTGCCGATGTAGCCTCCGACCTGCTCGACGTAGGCGACGATGTTGCTGCTGTTGTCGTTGAGGACGTGCAGCGCTTGAATGTCGAGGCCGGGATTGTGGCCTACAACGCTGCCTTTATCCGTTGCGGCGTGATACGCCAAGGCACCAGATGCGCCAGGGTCAATTGCGATTATCGTTTTCAAAACGGCACGTCCTCCGTGTTAACAGGCTGCGCAGCACCGGGCAGAAACGCCGTTCTGCCCTCGACGCTGACTGGCGGCGCGACTGGGTCCTTGCGCTCGATCTTGCCGCGAATGTATTTGCTGCCCGCGTTCTGGCCTGACTTCACCTCGCTGACCCAGCCGGACAGCTTGTACGTCACGCCTCCGACTTGGCACTCGCCGCGATAGTCTGGGCGCTTCGGGTTCTCGCCCTTGTCGTTTTTGAAGAGCCGAAAAGTCAGCTCGTTGTCGTATTGTCCATTCATGATGTGATCTCCTTGATTTGAATGATGTTCACGGCTTTGCTATGCAGTACCCGACCCACGCGCAGGCGGTGTAAATCGCAAACAAAAAGAAATGAACTAGGTCGGACTTTTCCCGCAGCTCTGCACCCATAAACAACACCCCTAGGCCACGGGCGATGGCGAACGCAGTGGCAACCAAAGCAGCGACGAAGAAAAACTCTTTCATGTATTGGTTACTCATGATTGGATCTCCTTGATTCTGATTCCGCCAACTGCACGGCCGCCGAAGCGGACCTCGGGGTCGTGGTAAATGTAGATGGTCTTCCCTCGCCATGCCTGCGTGTTCGCGCCGAACATACGCACGAGCGAGCGGCGGTTAGCTGACGTGCGCAGGACCAACTGCTTGGCCTTGCCCTTGAACTTCAAGGCCGGGACGTTCTTCTCCTTCCGGCCCTTGTCGAACGCTACCTCGTCGTAGAGCAGCACGTCCTCGATCTCGGCTGGCACGTCGCCTAAGCCAACCAGATCCTCGCTGGCCAGCCATGGCGAGGTCCGCAGCATACCGGACAAGCCCGTAAAGATCTTGGGTTCTTTGGCGTTGGACTGTTCGTCGGTGCTCATGATTTGTGGTCCTCCCAGCCAGTCGATACGGACGGCGTATAGGTGATCGATACCTTTCGCGGGTCTACCGCTCCGTACAGTTCGCTTTTGAGGTCGTGGATTTGTTCAGCCATTTTCTTGATGCGGCCGAGCAGATATTCGCGCTCTTCATTCCACCGCGCGACAGCCTGGCCGAACTCGGCGTGAATCGCGCTGGTTCCGTTGGCCGCGTACAGTTCAGTTTCAAGCGCAGCTGCTACCTCGACGCGCACCCAGTCGCCGTTTGGATCCGGCTCCATGCCGCAATGATCGTCGGTGTATCGCGCTGCGTCTGTGCGTGGTGTCGTGCTCATGCCGCACCTCCTTTCGTCAAACCCGTGAGCTGTTCTTCGTCGCCGTACACCCAGCGCGGCAGATCAATCGTGCCCATCAGGCCGATGTCCTTGTCGTGGTAGTCCGGCCAGCGCCCAGTTGCGCGGCACTCAGCCAATGTCTCAAGCAGCTTGTCGATCTCAGCATCCGCGTAGTCGATCGCTTCCGGTGCGAGCTTCCAGACGTTCACTCGCGGGATCGGGTCGATCTCGACCGCGACTAGCCAGTGTTCGTGCATCACGGTCTTCTCGACGAACTGGCGGATTAGGCGGCGATACCACGCAGCCTGGATATGGTAGCCCCGCTGCAGAACAGTCCGCGAGAATGCAGACAGTCGCGCGTCCTGCGCCTTCTTGATGTCCACCACCTGCACACGGTCGCCGCGAAAGTTCACGGCATCCATGCGACCTTTGCCCCAGATCAGGCCAGCTTGCGAGCAGCCGAAAACAGACAGCTCTGTGTGCGCTCCGGTCAGGAGATGGCTGACCAGTTCATGGGCGCGCGCGTGGCGTGCAGCAGACTCCAGCGCGTCGGCATCGGCTGCGGACAGGACAAGTCGGTCAGCGTGCGCGGCGTTCCACTCTTTGCACTCCTTCGCCGCACCGTGCCACGGCTTGGCGTCCGGTCCGTATGTCGCAGGGCGGATGACATACTCGCGGCGGTCTTCCAGCATGAGCGCATGCAGCGCAGTCCCGTGTTGCATCGCCTCGGTCTGCTCGGTCTCGGTGTAACGGAACAGCGCAGGCGACTCAGCGAAGCGGTTGAGGTCGGACTGAGTAAGCCCGTCCTGCGCGCGGTAGGCGTCGGCAGTCATGCCTGCAACGGCGCAGGCTTGGCCGGGAGTGAACTGACTGACGGAGATCAGCGGGATCATGCGCGGCCCTCCAGCTTGTTAGCGCGAGCGATCAGCGCAGCGGCTTCGGCTCGGAGCGCGGCGGTGTCGGCGGTCTTGGATTTGAGCGCGGCAATCGCGTCCTCAAAGGTTGCAGTCTCAGTAGCTACCGACGTGGTCCACACGGTGCCGTAGCATGCTGAGACGTGGACGCTGACGCGGCCATGGAATACAGACGCATTAACCGTGACTTGGTCAGCGTCGGGAAACGCCATCTTCATGTCCGCGTATCCGGCCATCAAGGCGTCGTTGAGTTGTTTCGCAGGGTTCTTCATGGGTGTCTGTGTTATCTAACGTTGGGTTGTTCTGACGGGGAAAATTAGCCTCGGGCTGCTTCAAGTTGTTCAGTCTCTTTCATGCGGTCGCGCAGAAAGTTCTTATCGTGCCAGTAGTGCAGTCGCCATTGGTAAAATGTCTTTCGGGCAATGCCGACCTTCGCGCAGATCTCGTCGACGTGGAGGTTGGTATCGATGGCATGGCCGAACCACTCGACGATGTCAGGCGTGAGAACGACCGTGCGCCGACCGTTCTTGATTGCGGCAGTCGCAGGCGGGGCAGGCTTGCCGTGGCCGGGGCCGTACTTGCGGCGATGTGCTCTGAGCCGCGCTGTCTTGCGCTGGTGATCTCGCTCGGTCCGCAGGATCCACACCTTCGACACACTCCAGCCCACCGCAGCGGCGAGTTGCTTCAGCGTCCAGCGTTCGGCGTCGGCCTTGTCGAACAGCGCCAGTTGCTCCGGCGTCGGCTTGATCTTGTACTCCATCGGCTTTCCACGCTGCGGCCTGGCGCGCTCAGGCTTGACCGCAGGCAGCATCTTCTTGATCGCGCCTTGCATCTCAAGTCGCGCCCTTTCGCGGGACGCGGCGAGCACTTTCTCTCGCGCCATTGCGCGCTCGAAAAAGGCCAGGCAGCTAGCGGCGGCGTTCGGTTCGTCGTACATGGGAGGCAATAGGATTAAAGATTGCGGCGAGACGTTGACGGCGGCGTGAGCGGTACATCCGGCGCGCGGCGATGATGAGCCAGACAGAGCAGACCAGCGACGCGATGCCGATGATCAGCGCGGCGGTGGTCATGACTGGCCCTCCAGCATCCGGCGGATCGCCTCGCGGACGATGTCGGACAGGCTGATCTGGCGCTGGACCGCAATGGCTCGGAGCGCGTTGAGGGTGTGTGACGGCAAGACGAGTGAGATCTTGGCGGTCTGGATTGTGGTGGTCATAGACGAGCCAGAATTGCGGCGATGTCGCTCTTGTTGAGCTTGCACGGTCTCACGAAAGTTACGGTCTTTGCGTGGATCTCATACGGCAGGCGCTCCGCTTCGGGATAGTCAATGGGGCGAACATTGCGAACCATCCACGCCCGCTGCTCCGCTGGCGTCCGCACGCCGTCGTGCGAAAACACTTGCCGCACCTGCTGCGGCGAGAGCGCATCAAGCGATACGTTCAGCGTATCAACTCCGCTAGAGGTCTCGATCAGGAGCGGAACGGGTTCTCTCAAAAGGCGTCGTTGCGTCTGCACCGGCAGTTCGCGCAGCTTGGCGTAGGCCAGGCCGTTCTTGAGCAGCAGTTCGGGGACAAGTTCATCCCGCCCGATGCGCTCAAGCGAGCGCAGTATTCCCTTGGTGAGCATCGGCGAGAGTTGAACGATGCGGTCAATGACATCGGCGTCACGGTCCACAAGGTCAGCGACAATCCTGCCCGCCGATTTCCAAGCTTCCATCCCGCGAATCATCAGGTCGTTGATCGATTCGATTGCTTCAGATAGCCCTACGGTATTGTTCGTTGCTAGTTGCATGAGTTGTTTTGTTGTTTGCTTCCTTGATCCAGCGCATCACCTGCGATGCGCCGAACAGAGTCTTGAAAAATTCAACGTCGCTCGCTGTCGCGCGGTCCTTGATTAGTCGGCGTCGCGCGGCCCTTCGCATCACGTCCTTGGGTTTATCATGGGAAGATGGCAAGCCGTGGAGCCATCGCTTAAGCTGGTAAGCCTCGGCGGCGCCGTCCATGTACTTCAAATGATCTTCGGTGAAGCCCCACGGGCCGACGCACTGTTCGTCGCGGATGCGAAATGGTCTATCTAGGCGGCGCAGCCTGAAGGCCGGCGAGCCTTTGTGTTTTTCCGCATACGCAAGAGCGACGTCCCAGAACTTTAGCTTCGCTGCTGTCCCGGTCTTGTTGACTCGCAGCTGGTTGTATTGATCCTGCAGCGCGTCCCATGGTTCCTTTTTGCGCCAATCCCAATCTTGGGGATATGGCGGCGTCCAAAACTCTAAGGACTGCGGGCAAAAATACACAGACTGAAGCCAGATTACGCCGGGCACGTTCGCCGTCTCGCGGCACAGGAGACCGGTCGTGGTCGGGCACCTGCCTGGCTGGTAATCGTTTTGAATCCGACTAAACTGGGGATGGCCAAATACAGAACACGGACGCTCCGAACATTGGTCGAACATATTGACGTCTGCGGGGTTGTTCGAATCGATTTCAAACGTGACTCGCTGCTGATGAACTATCGTCCGCTGAAGATAAACTCGGCCAAATTCGAGTTTCATACAGGCGGACAGTTGCGGCTGATCACGTCAGCCAAGAGTTGCGCGGGCGTAGTCTGCTTGCGCAGCGCGGCCCACTTTAGTCGCTCGATTAGTCTGGGCGACACCCGCCAGGGTATCATGACCTTGGCTGCCCCAGTCGCAGGACGACCGGGGCGGATTAGGGCGGGGCGGGTCATTGCATGGCCCTCCGCACGCGATACCAGTATGCCTTAGTCTGCGGCTTCAGCGCGCCGTGCGGCCCGCCGTTGTGGATTCTCGCCAGCGTCTCGACGTCGCCGTTGAGGTACGCTTGCGGCGCGTACCGTTTAAGGTACGCCTGCGCCACGCGGCGGCTGTACGCGAGATCGTCAACGCGCTCGTAAGCACCCGGTACGCGGCTGTCCGCGTGGTATGCCCGCGAAATCTGCAGCGGACCGCGCGACTTGCCACCGTCGCCAAGGATCAGGCCAGACGTGCGGCCCGATGATTCCACCTGATGTAAGGCGCGCCAGAAGCTTTCCGGCGGGGCCGCGCTGACCTGCACGGCCAGCGCGAGGGTGAGGAGGAGGAGGAGGGAGCGCATGGTTAGGCGGCGATGCACTTGCTGGGGTTGGCGTAGTACTTCTGACCAACGCCACCTTGGCCGTTAAAGTCGATGATCTCGACGAGCAAGCCAAGGTCGGAGTCAATTGCGACGACTCGAACGATAGCGCCGAAGTTGCGAACCAACTGACCAACATTGAAGGAGGAGGAGGGCATTGAGGGGAGGGTTGTTTATCGTCGGCCTGATTGCCTCCGACTCCTGCACTAGATCACCCCCACCTAATTCTCGCAAGCGGAAACCATCCGATTATTTCGGATCAGTTGTGCCCAGTTGAGCCGCAACGACTTGCGCCGTTTTTAGTCTGCGCTGATCGGGTCGCGCTGCCTCTCGCCCGCCTCTAGCTCTAGCTCGCTGCGCACCTCCTCGCAGCCTGCGGAGTCAGCGACGAGGTACTCCACGACCGACGCACGGTAGACGTGGCCAACGACGACGTAGCCGCAGCTCGGGTCGATGCGGGAGCGGACTAGCTCGCCAAGCGCGAACTGCGGCGGTCGGTCCATGTCAGAGCAGCCTATACCAGACAGCGCGTCGCCACTTGCCGTCGGAGTGCTGGTGACCGTCGAAGACCTCCACCGTGCCAGCCGCGCGCATCGCACGCATCGCCTTGTAGAACTTAACATGACCGAGGGCGAGTCGCTTCTGTAGATCACGCCCAAGAATCCACCCCTCGCCAGTCGGTGCGCGACCAGCGGCGAGCGCATCGCGGAACGCACGCGCCCACGCTGCGTCAGTATCGCGCGATGTTTTCTGCGGCATAGAATGAGCCTCCGATCTTCTTTGCTTGGAAGAGTTGATACGTCCCATCGTCAAACAGCACACCATAACACCACGCGTTGTCGTGCCGCAGTTTCGCGACCATGTGCGCGTTGTATCCCATATCGATGCGGCAGCAGCAGCCAATGCCGCGCGCCTCAGCCGGGCCGTCGATGGACTCGACCGGAGCGGAGTCGGTCGCGTGAGTGTGCCCGAACAGACAATTGCCGTACGCGATTGCGTGCCGCCGCGCAGAGCCGATGCCAGCGAAGTAACCGTGAATCACCCGCAAATGGCCCAGCTTGAGTACGCCTAACCGCGAGTCGTACGGGAGCATATGCGCCTTCGCTTGGTGCATGACTCGCGCGATCCGCTTCACGCCATCCTTGGCATAGTCGCGTTGAAGCCCCGTCGCGCTGTCGGCAAGACGGTACAGCCGCTCGTCGTGGTTGCCGCGCAGGAAATGGTTTTCCCTGCCGCCGTCGAAGTAAGCGCGGACCCATTCGACCCCAGCTTCCCAGTCGTCCTCTAGGCTGTGCGCTTTCTCCTCGTCGCTCGCTCCCTTGCGCAGATTGCGAAAGTCCCACGCGTCGCCGGCATGGATGCGCACCTCGGGTCTGAAGTCGCGGATAAACGCGAGCAACGCACGCTGTGTCGTCTGGCAGTACTGGTCGCCGTGATTGTCAGCGGCGACGACGAAGCGGCGTCCCTTAGACATCGGTCGCCGTGGTTAGGTCGATGTCGCGCAGACTGCCGAGGAGCGTGATGCAGCCAGGCTCTGCGCGTGTGATCGCGTACAGTTGCGCAATGATGTTGTGACTCGCGGCAGCGATGGCCTGGTTGGAAAGGTACTGTTCAAATTTGTCCCGATCCACGCGGACTTGAGCCACGATGCCGAGTGGGAAGCGCGGCGCGGTGTCGGCCTGCGCCTCGTTGAGGTACAGCGCCAGCTGAAAGACGCAGACCGAGGCCAGACGGTTCCACTCGACGTTCGTGACGCGCAGGTAATCGCCTGACGCGCCGTTCGGTAGGGTGATGTTCAGTTGTAGTGCCATGTTAGGGTGCGAGTCCGTGGTGTTGCAGCACAGCTATGACGTCGGCCAAGGTGGTCGGCGCTGTAGCATAGCGCGTTGACAAAACCTTCGTGTTGTCGATCAGCACCTGACCAGTCGCATCGTCCACGCGGAATTTCTCGACGGTGCTGGTGTTGAACACGCGGAAGTCTACGCCGAGAACATCGATGTTGCTGCCAACATTAGCCTCTAGCCCGCGCTGGCCCCCGGTCGGGATCTTCAGTCGGCCGCCGTCGATGGTCACGGCGGTCTTGTTCGCCGCTGCCATGTCACCGATGCCGATTGCGGAGTTGCCAGCCGCGTTGGCGTTGCCGAGGTAGACCCACGCCGACGCGGACCCGGTACGGTTGACCGCGCGGATGCGGACGTGTCCTGCGTTGAGGAATGTGTTGTAGAGGAAGATCGTCGTTGCGTTGGTCTGCACTAGACTACTGATGCTACCATCCATCGGGTACCAGCTGTAGT